ATAGCCGTCGCGGCTGAAACCCAGGCGCCGATAGATGCCATCAATGCATTTTTATCACCGGAACTGGCTCAGATCCTGATCGCCCTGTTTGGCCTGGGATGGGCCATCAGCGAATACCTGGGCGGCACGGAGCGCTTTAAAGCCAATAACGTGGTCCAGGCGATCACCAACGGATTTAAATTCATCCTGGGAAAATCCTGACCGTGGAAACCATACTGTCCATCGTTGCAGCTCTCCTCACCATAGGAGTGTTGCTGCTGAAACGACGGCAGACACCGGAGGCGAAAAATGAACAGCGAAACGAAGAAATCCAGAAAGGCCGTCAGGATCTGGTGGACGGCAATGCTGATGCTGTTACTGCTCGCGTCGATCGGTTGCTCGTCGCAATCAAAGGCCGTGATCGTAATGCCGGAGGCCAGGACAGTAAAACTAAAGCTGGGTGAACCGGCCCCCTATCCGGGCTGGCTCCTGACCGATAGCGCCATGGCCCAACTACTGGAGGCGGCGGAAAGCTGCCAGGAGAAAATGAAATGAAAAAAATACTGTTGCTCATATTACTTCTAGTCGCGTCTATCGTTCCTTCCTGTGCTACGGCAGGACAGGCAACCGCATCCTGGGAACTCTCCATAGATGATCCGTACCTCGGAGCCAACGGCGGGTATCGTATCTATGTCGGAACAACCAGCGGAAACTATACCCAGAAATTTACCGTTGCGCCCGGAGTGAGTACGGCCATGATCACACTCAAACCGGGAACCTATTACGCAGCCCTGACCGCCTATGATTCTGATGGCCTGGAGTCTGACAAGACAGCGGAAATCACATTTACCGTAGTCATCGGAAAGCCGGGATCGTTCAGGGTGAAGTAGGAATTTGGAGGGAATGCTAGATGTCCAACGAAGCAACTGTAAAAATGACCCCCGGCCCGGGAACCTGTCAGCATGTGCGGGTTGAGATTACCCATGAAGGAGAAACTCGGCACTTCGTCCAGACTCAGGATGAGATCATAAACGGCGAGCAGGACATTGATAAAAAGTTTCAGGCGATCTTGAGCAACGTGAAAACGAACATAAAATTGTCCGGAGAAACCGATATTGCGAAAGCCGCTGCGTCCGTGAACTCCAAGGGGTTTAAGATATGAGCTTAATTCCTGTTGGGCATATAAATTATCCAGCATATTTCCAAGAAACTATGCAGTCATGTACGCTTGATGCAGTCGAGGAGCATATTGCATTTGTTATTAAAGTTCCTAAAACCGGTACTCTTAAAAAGATTGGCTGGCGGGTCAATGCATCAACAAGTCCTGTTGGTCATACCGTGAGAGTATCTCTGGAAACAGTCGCCGATACAATCGGCGTGCCGGTTGCTACTACACGAGCAGGGGCCACATTATACGCGGCAGGCGCGGAGAGTGAGGAAATAAACAATCCGGCGGCAGGCGCGAGGTTCGATGCAATTAATGGTACGACTGGTATCAGCGTAACGAAAGGCGACCTGATGGCGGTGGTAATCCGCTGTACGGGCGCCACAAGTGGCAGTATCGGGGTAGCGTGGAGCCAATACAGTGCTGGCATGGCCCTGCTTGGGGCTGTTAGTGTACCATACACTTATACGTATATTAACAGCACAGCCTTATTAGGGTATTACCCAGCCTTGACGCTGGAATACGATGGGGAGTTTGTGATCACTTCGTACACTTCGCCTGTGTATTCTACGCCTCTTGCCGCTCAGTCATGGAGCAGCACTTCAAACCCAGACCGTCGAGGTTTAAAATTTCGACTGCCTTATAAGTGCACCGCAAGAGGTTGTATTGTTTTCTGCGATACGGATGTGGACGTTGATGTATTATTATACGACGCTGACGAATATACGATCATGAGTGGGTTTCCGATTACACTGACGGCGAATAAGCGTAAAGCGGATGGAATGAATTCCCTTTTTATTGAATTTCCGACTGAGCCAACGTTCGAGGCTGATGCCTTTTATCGACTGGTTCTGCTCCCAAAGGCAGCAAGTCCTAACATAGCTATTTACGTTATAACTCCAGCAGACGACGGCTCTCTGTTGGGCATGAACGCTTTTTCTGAAGGGTTAAATGTTGCGTATACAACATTCAACGGTACTCCAACATTGGAATCCCATAGTTGGACGGATGACGCAACAAAGCGCGTATCAAATTTCGCTCTCAACATAAACAAGATCGATATCGGCGGCTCAGGCGGCGGTCGGCCAGAATTCAGGGGGTGTAATCTATGAGCCAATTCAAGGATGCAGCACTCGGTGATACCACCTATTTTTGGTTCGCCGCGAATTTGACGACCGGAGCAGCGGGAGATGGCGCGTCCCCTCTGTTTGATGTTCGCCTGGCAGGTGCGGCAGCGGATGCGGCCCCTGTCCTATCAGGAACCCCGACCCTCTTGAGTCATGCTGATTACACAGATGGCCTATTTGAAATCGCGATTGCAGCCACGGAGGGGAACGGATTTGCAACCGGAAACGAATATGCCGTTTTTTGCAGCCTGACAATATCAACAGTCAACCCTGCCGGTTTCGTCGGCTCATTTAAACTGGTTGCTTCCGGTGACACGCTACACGCTGGTATGGCGACCCTGATGGATCGCATTCTTGGGACACTCGACACTGGCACGCATAAACCGCAGTCCGGCGATGCCTACGGAAAAGTCAATGATGCTACCATCGGACTCTCAAATATCAAAACTCTGATAGACGCTATCTCCGGCGTTGTTGGTCATGCGACCTATGGCAATGCTGGTATTAAAACTCTGCTCGATGCCGTTGCGGGTTACGTCGATACCGAAGTCGCGGCCATCAAGGCCAAAACGGATAACCTCCCGGCCAGCCCTGCGAACGAAGCGACCCTGACCACGATTGCCTCATACATCGACACCGAAGTGGCAGCAATTAAAGCCAAGACGGATAATCTTCCGAGCGATCCAGCGGATCAGAGCGCAGTCGAAGCGGCCATCACATCGGCAGTCTCCGGTCTGGCAACAGCGGATGCTCTCGCGACCGTTGCAGGCTATGTGGATACAGAAGTCGCGGCAATCAAGGCAAAAACGGATAACCTGCCAGCCAGCCCGGCGAACGAATCAACCCTGGCCACAATTGCCTCATACATCGACACCGAAGTCGCAGCCATCAAAGCCAAGACAGACAACCTGCCGAGCGATCCAGCCGATCAGAGCGCGGTCGAAGCTGCCATTACCGCGGCCACTTCCGGCCTGGCAACAGCGGCCAATCTCGCAACAATGGCCGGCTATGTAGATACCGAAGTCGCAGCGATCAAATCCGTCACAGACAAACTCGATACAGCCATGGAGCTCGATGGCGAAGTCTACCGCCTGACCGTAAACGCCCTGGAAATGAGTCCCGCAGGCGAAGGGGGCGGCAACACCATCATCTTCCCTGTCATGCAGGGGCAGGTCTACACAGCGACCGCCGTGCAGAAGCGCACCGTCGAAATCATCCGCGGCGATACCCCGACCATATCCTTTAACCTCGGTGCCGATTATACCGGCTGGACGCCCTATTTCGGCGCGAAATCCGCCCTTGCCGACACAACATACGCCATCAACCCGAAAAGCGGCTCCTGGGTCAATGCAGCGCTTGGAACGGGCACCGTGGAATTGACCGCAACCGAAACAGCAACCGCCGGACAATACTACGCCGAAATCGAACTCCGCCGAGGCGAGTCGAAACTCACAGCCATGCAATACCTCTTAACCATCCTGGAGGACGTAATAAAATGAGCTTCGAAGACATGATCAAAAACGACCTCGACAACATCTTTTATAACACCAGCATGGGCTTCGCCAAAACGATCACCTACACCCCGGACGGCCAATGGCCAGTCTCCATCCCCGCCATCATCAGCTACGGGAAGAATTCGGAATTAAGGGGAACCGATGGTTACGGTGTTCGAGCAACCATGCGCGTGAGAGTGTCCGATATCAGCCAGCCGGTTAAAAAGGATCAGGTGACCATTAACGGCGCGAACTGGATTGTTCTCGATGCCGATCTTTCATCCGATGGCCTGGAATGGATCATTAGTATCAATAAGGTGAGCTGATGGCCCAGATCATATTCGAACAAACTGAGTTCAAGAATTTCGAAGCCACCGTCAGCCGTTTCCCCGGCTTTTCGGAGCGTGCGCTATCATCGGCCATAAAGAGCGAAGCATACCGGATGAGGAACATGGTTCAGTCCTCCAATACCCTGGGCGGCGCAAAATCCAAACCATATGCAGAACTGAGCCCACATTACATTCCTATCAGGCAATCTAAAAAGTCATGGGGTCGCCAATGGATGCGCAATCCGAAAAGAATCTCTCCGGGGTACTACCGAAGAAAAACCAAAATGGAAAAGGAAGTCAAAAAGGCAGGCGGACACTTTGAACAGACACAGGAAGGATTAAGAGCCCTGCGGCGGATCGGGAACATGGTCCGGTATGAATATAATCCGGACACCAAAACAGCAACCGTCGGCTATCTGGATAAAAGAGTCGCCGATCGCATGAAACTGCATGCGGAAGGGTACAGTGTCCATATCACATCCAGAATGCGCCGGATGCTCTTTGCCGCCGGCATGCCACTGCAAAAGGGCACATCTGAATTAAAAGTTCCGGCCCGCCCGATTGTAGAGCCAGTGTTTGAACAGGAAAAGGACAGAATCATCAATAACGTGAAACTCAAAACACTGCGCAATATCTACCGCTACCTGACTGGCAAGAGCAAAGAGCAAGTTGAGGAGGATTGGAAGATATGAATTTCTTTTTACTCGTTATTCACAGGAGCAACGCGACACATGAGTGAAGCCCTGATCAGAGCCCAGATCAAAACCATCCTGGAGGGAGTAACCGGAATCGGAATCGTCCACGATTACGAGCGCCATCCGCCTGCCGGAGTAGGCGCGCTTTTGCAGCTTATGCTCGCAAATGGGATCACAAACGGCTGGACCATTCACCGGGGAAAGACATCATCGAAGCCTGTCACCATGGGATCAATCGGTGTTTCTCGCCAGATCGAACGAATATATATTTTTAAAATAGCGGGTATCATGGAATGTGATGATTTCGCCGGATCATTAAAAATAGTACAGGCCCGCATGGATGCAATATTCGATGCATTTAAGGTGAATCCCACTATTAATGGTACGGCCAATTCACACGATCATTTTCAAATCGATTCAATCGAGACCATAAAGGTGATTTACGAAGATCAGTCCGTCGGCGATCGATACCACATCTCCGAAGGCACCCTGACCGTCTACGAAAGAGTAGTTTAACCCAGTAACTATTCACTATTAACTGTTCACTATTCACTTTTCACAGAGGAGGTAACATACAATGTCCCAGCAATCCGGAGCCAATGCAGTATTGATATTCGACACCGAAACGGCCTTTAAGACAACCCCGGCCAGTCCCGATTCCCATGTGCTTCCATTTATCAGCGAAAGCCTGCGCATGAGCCGTAACCTGATTTCTTCCCAAACCCTGAAATCGAATCGAAACCCGACCGCGCCCGTTCGCGGCAATAAAGAGGTCTCGGGCGATATCAACTTTGAGCTTACCCCCCAGTACGGGAAGCTGTTCAAGCACATTTTTGGAAACTACGCAGTCACCGGAGCATCGGCGCCGTACACCCATACCTATAAAATCGGCACACTTCCCGCCGGTATGTGCATCGAAAAACAGTTCACCGATTTGGCCACGGACAAATATTTTCTCTACAACGGCTGTAAAGTGAACAGCTTCAAACTGTCAGCGAAAACAGAAGGCATAATATCCTGCGGGGTCTCGATCATGGGCGCGAAGGAAACGATCGGAACGTCAAGCTTCGACGCTACCGCAACCGACAACGGACACACGCCGTTTGATGGGTTCGAAGGCACAGTCTCCCAGGGCGGGGTCAGCATTGGAAATATTATCAGCATTGATCTATCGCTGAACAACAACCTGGATGGCAATAGCCATGTCATGGACGGAACAGGCGAGCGTAAGAGCCTCACCGAGGGAAAGGCAAACGTTACCGGATCGATCAGTGTCCTCTTTGAGGACGACACCCTCTATGCCCTGGCCGTAGCGCATACCGAAACCACCCTCGCCGTGCATTTCACGAAGGGGTCCGGTACCGGAGCGTCGGCTGGAAACGAAAAAATCAGTTTCTACATGGACGAAGTTATTTTCAAGCCGCAAGCGCCAGTAATCAGCGGCCCGTCCGGACTTCTGGTCGAGCTTCCGTTCGAAGCATATTACAATGATGACGCAGACGCCTCCGCCCTGCGCATGGTGCTTCTGAGCCCCATCGCGACATTCTAGGAGATTGAAAAATGGATGAATCAACCGAAACAAAATATCTAATCGGCGAAAAAACCTACATACAGCGGAAACTTGTACTCGGCCAGATAGAGCAGTTCATTGATCTATTGGAAGATTTTAGCATTCCCGCCGGAACGGCTTTGACCGTGCAGAATATTATCAAGACACTGGGTCCAAAGTTGGGAAAAGCCCTGGCCATCATTTTGACCGAGGAAGGGAAATCTCCCGGCGACAAGAATATTGAAGCCTTTGCCCGTGAACTAAAATTCGCAATCGATGAAGAAACGACGGTCAAAGTGGTACAGGATTTTTTCGCATTGAACCCGGGTTCTTTAGTTTTAAAAACTCTAAAGGAGAAAATAATCGAGATCCTGGGAATGATGCATCCGGAGGAAACTGGATCGAACAAATTATCATTATCCTCAGCGATGGAGATATCACCAAGCGATACTCCATCCGCTGGGGATTCACCCTGAGCGAATGCGAACCGTATATTAAACATTGTCAGCGGAATGTTCTTTTCCGGGAGGCGATCCTGACCTTTCTGGGCGTGAAAGATCAAAAGCAGGTGGAATCCACCTACTGCAAGGCATGCAGGAAGGTGAAAAAGAATCCCGATTGTTCCAAATGCAGCAAAAAAATAGGGGTAGACGATGGCAGACAATGACGTACTGATCCGGATAAGAGGCGATGTAAATGATATCAACGCCAAGCTGACCGATCTAAGAGGACATATAGGAAAAGTCACGTCCGAATCGAAAAACGCCTTCACGGGATTGAGCGGCGTCCTGAATAATATGTTTTCGCTTCCCGCCATGGGCATTGCTACCTTGACCGCTATCGCGTCCGGTCTCGCGATGATTGCCAAGCATTCAATCGACAGCGCCGACCAGCTCTATAAAATGAGCCAGAAAGTCGGCATGTCCGTAGAAACATTGTCTACCCTGAAATATGCCGCAGCTGATCTTGCCGATGTCGAACTGGAAAAACTGCAGACCGGACTCGTTAAATTGTCGAAGAATGCAGTGGAAGCGGCAAACGGCTCCGGTGAAGCGAAATCGGCCTTTGATGCCCTCGGTATCAGCGTAAAGAACCAGAACGGCACATTAAAGACTTCCGATCAGCTGCTATATGAAATCGCGGATAAGTTCAACGGCCTGAGCGACGGAGCGGATAAAACGGCCATGGCCGTGAAATTATTCGGCAAATCTGGCGCGGAACTCATACCGCTGCTAAATGCCGGATCTATCGAAATAAAGGCCATGCAGGACCGTGCCCGCGAGATGGGCCTGGAGTTAAGCACAGGCGCAGCCAAAGACGCCGAAGAATTGAACGACAAAATCAGAGAACTTAAGGCCGAAGCGGAAGGCTTTGCCAGGACCATAACAATGAAACTCGTACCCGCCATGCTCGACTGGGTAAAAACAGTCCATGACGCGTATAAAGAATCGGGGCTGCTCGGCGCCCTCTGGGCGGATATCAAATGGGGACTTGGTATCGGACCGGAGCGTAAAAAGGCCGGTTACGAGCTGAAAGAAGAAATCGCATCCCTCAAAAAAGAACTGTCCTCTGCCGAATCCGATTTGAAATCAGCATTTCTCCCGCAATATCAAACTCATTATGAATCAAAAGTAGAATCTCTAAAAAAGAAACTCAAGGAATTGGAGGCGCAATACGCCGCTGTTTCCGCTGAGGAGAAAAATAATTCAGATGCTCGAAACCAGGAGAAAACGGATGCCGATGCCGAACTTCGTTCAAAGTTAGAGCTGGCTGAGGGAAAATCGGCAGAAGAAGCCTGGGCCAAAACCCTGCGGAAAATCAAAGCGGATATAAAGAAGACGGAACTGGATCTTGATCCCCTCGGGCAGAAACTTGTCGATATAGCAACAAATGCGGCAAGTATGGGGGATGAAGTAAAAAAGCTACCGGGCGGAGAACAAAAAGCTGCAAAGAGTTTTGTATCGCAATGGCAAGAAGCCGTAACCAACCAGGCCATCGCCGATCAGGGCCGCAAGGACTCGGAGGCCTATTATAAGGGCTTCCAGGATTACCTCAAAGAAGCCAAAAAAGATTCGCAGGAAGCGGAAGCCCTTCAGGAAGGTGAAATATACGACCGCCTTTATGCCCTGGATCTGGCCGAAAAAGAAGGTCTCGCCCACCGTGAGACACTGGAAACCAGAATCGCACTTTACGAAAAGCTGAAGCAGAGTCAGGAAGCGATGCTGGCCGGTATCAGCCGGGAAGCCGATCCAACCGCATGGGAAGCAAAGAACAAAGCCCTCCAAAAAACAAATGAGAGCATCCTGACCGTCCGGGACGAACTGCGCCCGACCTTCGTCGCCCTGCGTAACTATGGCAATGAAGCCACTGATGTGTGGAAAGGCGTCGCCTCGACCGTATCAAATGCATTCAAAAACATGGAAGATGCCCTGGTCGAGTTCGTCCGTACCGGAAAGTTTTCGTTCTCGAATCTCGTTGACAGCATCCTGACAGACCTCGCCCGGATCGCCGTGCGCCAGTCCATTACCGGACCGCTCGCCTCGGGTCTGGCCGGCGCATTATCCGGCAGCGGCGGCGAAGGCGGCCTCGCCGATCTGATGGGCTCCTCCGGAATGGGCTCGCTGGAATTTTCTATGTCAAAAAATGGCAACATCTTCAATAACGGTCGCCTCGTAGCCTTCGCCACAGGCGGCCTCATCGTCAATCGCCCCACTTGGTTTCCCATGGCTAACGGCGGCGTAGGGCTCATGGGCGAAGCGGGACCGGAAGCCGTCATGCCCCTGACGAGGGGAGCGGACGGAAAGCTCGGTGTGAAAGGAGCAGGCGGCGGAAATCAGGTCAATGTCAACATCCATATTATCAACAATAATGGCTCGCAGGTATCGACCGAGAGCCGGGAGACGCCCCAGGGCATGGATATCGAAGTTATGATCGATCAGGCCGTAGCCGGTAATATCAGCGGACATGGCAAATATGCAAACAAGGCATTGCGCCAGAACTTCGGAGCGCGTGGGAGGTTAATCCAGAGATGAGCATACCCGTATGGCCGGCCACTCTGCCGCAATATCTGAATACGGATGGCTATAACGAAACCCCAGCCAAACTAAACGAGCGGTCAGCCATGGACGTGGGGCCTGCCAAAGTCCGCCGCCGATCGACGGCGGGAGCAAGACCGGTCAAGGGCAAGATCCGTGTAACAAAAGAGCAACTGGAAACATTCGAGACTTTCTACAATAACGACCTCGCCTCCGGATCGCTCCGTTTTCAGTGGACGAAACCGACAGACGACCAGACAGCCGTTGAAATGCGCTTCACCGAGGAATACGGGCAATCAACTTCGGACGGCATCAATTTCGATATCAGCATGTCCCTGGAGATCCTGCCATGACGACCTTATCTCTCAACTTCCGCCAGGCTGCTTACGCTCAGGAAACCGGGCGCGTGCTGATCTGCCTTTTGACCCTCACCCACGAGGACCTGACCGAGCCGATCCGTCTGAGCACCGATCCCACGCAGAGGATCGCGGAATATACGACCGATACCGAAGTCGTCTACGGCACCGTCAGCCGGGGGAATACCTACCTGTTTCTGCCCATGCGGATCCGCCTGCCGAATGAATCGGACGAAGGCCCCGGCGAGATGACCATCGAGATCGATAACGTACACCGGACCTATACCGAAACGATCCGGAGCCTGGTCACCCCCGTAATCGTCAATACGGAAATCGTCATGGGCGGCGCCCTCGATACCGTGGAGGTGCAATGGCCGGAATTTGCGATCAACAATATCAAATACAACTCCACAACCATCACCGGCACCCTGAAGCTGGAATTGCTGGAGCGCGAACCTTTTCCGGCGGGCACGTTCACCCCCGCCTATTTTCCGGGGCTTTTTTGAATGTACTGGACTGATAATTATATTGAGATCCCTTTCAAGTGCGACGGAGAAATGCGAGAAACCGGCGTGGATTGCTGGAAACTCGTCTGCCTGATCTACCGGGAGCGCCTGGGGATCATCCTGCCGACCTTCACGGGTATCTTTCTCGATCACAGTCAGGAGACCTTAAAGGAAGTCTCGCGGACCATGAAAGAGGAAAAACAGAAATGGATCAAAGTTGAAAAACCCGCCATCTATGATGTCGTCCTGCTACGCACCGGCATAATGAGCAATCATGTCGGTCTGGTCCTGGATTCCCGCCGCATGATCCACATTATGGACGGAATTGATAGCTGTATCGAAGAATACACCGGTCTCCAATGGAAAAACCGGATAGAGGGATTTTACCGCTACCGAGTGAAAGTGAATGGTGAATAGTGAATAGTGAATGGTATACAGATAGTAACAGGTTACAGGTGACAGGTGACAGGCAAGAGTCACCCGTTACCCATCACTCGTTACTTCCGGTCGTCGTCTCCCCTGCGCCCTTCAAGGCCCCGAAAGTCATGACGGCTCCGCAGGGCCTCAGCATCAAGGGTATTATCGATCAGATGTACGAAGCCTCCGGAATCCCGATGGAATGCCGGGACTATGCGCTCATCGTCGAACTGAATGGCGAGCCGATCACCCGCGACCGCTGGAACATCATCCCAAAAATGGATGACCACGTCCTGATCTGTCTGCCCGTGCATGGCGGAGGAGGAAAGAGCCCGCTACGCATTGTTTTGACTATAATCGTTATTGCCGCGTCTATTTATTTCGGAGGTATATTGGGCGCCGCGATAGCCAAATCTTTCGCGCTTGGTACTGCAGCTGCCAATACAGTTACGGTGTTGTCTACAATGGCCCTCTCCAGTGTCGGCATGATGGCCGTCAATGCCATTGCCCCTCTCAGCCAGTCCTCTGCCCTGGCGGCTCAAAACAAAACCTATTCCGATAGTCCGACCTATTCCATTGCGGCCAATACAAACAGGGCTAATCAATTCGGCTCAGTTCCCGTGGTTCTGGGCACACACCGCCAATATCCCCCTTACGGTTCCAAACCATATACAGAGATCATCGGCAATGAAGAATATCTCCGGATTCATTTCATCTGGGGGTACGGCCCGCTAAAAATTGAGGACATAAAGCTGGATGATACGCTGCTTTCCCAATACGCGGATTACGAGATAGAAACCAGGGAGGGTCGTGTAACTGACGATCCCCTGACCCTGATCCCGAATATCGTCTATCAGGACCAGATCGGTGTGGAACTGAAGGCATCCAATGGCCGCCTGATCCGCACCCCCCACGCCGGTGTGGACGAACTGAGCGTTGATATTTCATTCCCACGGGGCCTTGTGCAGTTTGATGATTCCGGAAACAGGGCAAGCATCACCGTGCAGGTCCAGGTAGAATACCGGGAAGTCGGCACATCCGGATGGTTTATTGCCGATGTTGGATTCACAAGCACCGGTCAGACTACATCTGCCTTGCGCTTCGGTGGAAGATGGAAGGTCGATCGTGCCAAAAACTATGAAGTGGCCCTGACCAGAATCACAGCAGATTCATCCGACGATAAAATACTCGATAATGTTTATTGGACCGTCCTGCGCGGATTCCTGAATGAGCACCCGACATCGTTTCCTTTCCCGCTGGCCCAGACCGCCCTGCGCATCAAAGCGACCGATCAGCTAAACGGAATTATCGATAACCTGAACGCCATCGTTTCCAGCTACGCACCGACCTGGAACGGATCGGCCTGGACCGGCGAGGCCGTCACCAAAAATCCGGCGGCATTATATCGCCTCGTCCTCATGCACCCGGCCAATGCACTGGCACGGACAGCCGCCCAGATCGACGATGCCACTCTGGGCGAATGGTACGATTTCTGTGTAACCAAAGGGTATGAATTCAACATGATCCGCGATTTTACCGCCTCGGTCCCGGAAACGCTGATGGATATAGCAGCTTCGGCCAGAGCGGGAATCAGTGTGCCTGACGGCCTCTGGAGCACGATCAAAGATTCCGGTGATCAACCCGTCATCCAGCATATCACCCCACGAAACTCCTGGGGATTCGAGTCGGAACGGAACCTCTTTTATCCGCCTCACGCCCTGCGGGTGAAATTTAAAAATCAGGACAAGGGCTACGAATGGGACGAATGCATTGTTTACGATGACGGCTACAGCGCATCCAACGCGACCCTGTTTGAGTCCATCGAACTGCCCGGTATTACCAAATACGATCTTGTCTGGAAACTGACGCGGTACCATATCGCCCAGGCCCGCCTTCGCCCGGAGACTTATTCCGTCTATCAGGATTTCGAGCACCTGGTCTGCCGGCGCGGTTCGAAAGTGCGCGTCTCGCACGACATTCCCCTCTGGGGCGGCGGCTGGGGGCGCGTGAAATCCGTCATACCGCTAACGTCCGACGTCACCCTGTCCGACATGACTTGCAAACTATCAGTGGCGAGCGGGCATGCCTTTATCACAAACCCATCGGTAGATCTGACCCCATACATCGGTAACAAAATCACGCTAACCGACACAGCGGGGAAGAAATTAATCGGATGGATCAAGGCTGCAGGAACGGGGGAAACTTACGGGTCGGAGCTAATGAATGATCCGGGGTTTTCTGATACCTCCAAATGGACTAAAGTCGGCACGGCTACTGTATCCGGAGGAACGGCGAATACAGTAGCCAACGATGATGGCGTTAAACAGGCAATACCCCGAACGCTTGGGGCACTTTATCGTTTAACTGGAAATGTTCCGGCGGTTACGGGATCAGCCAAAGTATTGGTTGCTCTTTCCCAAAATGTTTACACTTTAAATATAGCGGCAGATTATACATTATATAAAACCGCAATTGAAACCGGGGATACCTATCCCGGAATTGTTCAAAAAGGGACCGGTACAACAACGGTTGATAATTTTTCCGTCAAGCAGGTCCTCACCCCTTCCGCAACCGGCGTGACCATCGTATCCAGCCAAAACGGATCGACCTATGATTGGGCATCCGAGGAAACCGACTTCATCCAGAACGATACGAACTATGATGTAACGATCACGGCGTATGTCGACACCTCAAAAACCACAGGAGTCGTCCTGGATGACAAAATCATAATCGAGACCGGGAAAAACTATGCCTGCCGCTTCCGTCTGGCCGATGAGAGCAATACCAGCCTGTGCCTATCAGTTCTGAATACGCCGGGCGAGATATCGAACCTCTTGTTTCAGACAGAAATTCCCGCCGCGTCCGGTCCCCAGGCGGGAGATCTCGCCATGTTCGGCGAGGCCGAAAGAGAAACCGTCGAACTCCTCGTAAAATCGATTGAGAGAAGCGATAATTTTACGGCGCGACTGATCATGGTCGATGTCGCGTCGGCCATTTACGATGCCGATAGCGGCACAATCCCGGCCTTTAATTCGCAGATCACAAAGCCGGTGGATATCACCAAAGTCGCCCCCGCCATCCCTTCTATCGCGGCAATCAAATCGGGTACGTCAGCCCTCGAAGTTTTTTCCGGCACCGTACGGGCTCGCATCATCGTAACCATTGCGCCGGGATCGAGCAGCGTGCGAGTCGGAAAATACCGTGTCCGTTATAAACCCGTTTCCGATACAGCCTGGTCCATAGTGGAGACGCCGGCGGAAAACCTCTCCGCAACCCTGCCGGAAGTATCGGAGGGAACCACCTATATGATCCAGGTGCAGGCGGTCAGCATTTACGGCATTGAATCCCCCTGGTCTGGCTCCAGCTCGGAAACGGTCATCGGCCAGACCGAAAACCCTAACGATGTGACCGGCTTCAGCTGCAATGTAGTGGGTCCAACCGCTCACCTTTCCTGGAACCCGAATACCGATCTGGATCTGTCCCATTACCGCATCCGCTGGAGCGCGGCCACATCTGGCGCGTCCTGGGGCGCGGCAGTCGATATCGTGGAGCGAGTCGGAAAACCGGCCACCTCTGTGACCGTTCCGGCTATGGTCGGAACCTACCTGATCAAGGCAGTCGATTACGCCGGATATGAAAGCAGCACAGCCGCCCAGGTAGCAACGAGCATTGCTCGCGTGGCCGGCCTTAATTACATCATCAATCTCACCCAGCCCACCTGGACCGGCACCGGAGAAAATGCGGAATATGATGCCGGTTTGGGCGGAATCGTAATCTCATCGACGGATAACGTCCTCGATGCCGCCGAGGGGACCTACACGATCACAAATAAAATCGATCTGGAGGGCATTTTCACTGTCCGTGCCTCTGCATCAATGACCGTGAGCGGAACCGATCTGGCTTCGGATCTGTATGATGCCACCGATCTGTACGCGATTGCCAACCTCTATGGAGTCGATGAGGGAGATTTCTCCGTGGGTATTGAATTGCGGACGACTAACGACGATCCGGACGGCACGCCGACATGGTCGGACTGGAAACCATTCATTGTCGGAGACTATACGGCTCGCGGATTCCAGTTCCGCCTGAAGCTGTACGGCCTGCTCCCCCACGCGACCCCGATTGTTGAGGCCGTGACTATCACGCTGGACATGGAAGATCGCATCTATCCGTTCAGCGCTACCGTGGACGCGGCAGGATCGACCATCAGTTTTTCACCCGCTTTTTACGCCGCACCGGAGATCGGAATTTCAATCCTGAATGGTCAGGCGGGAGATACCTACACCGTCACCAACAAAACCGCGCAGGGATTTCATATAGCGTTCACCAATGGCGGAACCGGCGTTTCGCGAAACATCTCGGGAATCGCCCGAGGCTACGGAAACAAGGAGGTATAAATAAATGAGTCAGGTGGCAGATTATAACGTACCGGGATCACCTTTGGGAATGGCCGCACTCGCCACGGCGCTTGAAAATATATTCGCCGCCCTAGGGAGCTTTAACAGGGGCCCGACGGCTCCTTCCAATCCATACGAAGGTATGGGCTGGTGGGATTCTTCGGCGTCTCCGGTAGAGACATTCAAAAGGTATTCGGTTACAGCAGGCTGGATCTCCTTGATCCAGGTGAATACGACCACAGGCGCGTTCAGCTTTGTCGGTGAAGCCAAGGCGACATTAACAGTTGCCGGGGACATCCTTTATGCCTCCGCAGCGAACACCCTGGCGCGACTGGCCAAAGGATCGGCACGCCAGGTTTTGGGAATGAATTCTGGAGCCACAGCACCCCAATGGATTGATTCCCTGCAATCACTAATGACCGTTGCAGGCGATATTCTCTATGCAGCGGCTGCCAACTCACCGGCGCGGCTGGCCAAAGGTACGGCCTATCAGCATCTCGGGATGAATTCAGGGGCTACTGCCCCGGAATGGCAGGCCTCCTTGCAGTCCATTCTAACCGCTGCGGGCGATATCATCTATGCTTCCGGAGCCAACACGCCGGCGCGGCTGGCCAAAGGTACGGCTTATCAGCATCTC